TCGTGGGTTAGAAAGGGAAAGGGAGGTCGGTGGTGTCCTCTTGCTCACAAAAAAACGCCCCCCTTTAGCCAAATTGCACCTGCGACATGCAGCAACTAAATTCTCATCGTTGTCAAGCCCACCCAAACGGCGTGGTACTACATGATCTACTGTATCAGCCTCAAGCCCACAGTATTGGCATATGAACTGATCCCTTCGCAGTATCCGCTGCTTGATCTTGATCCATTGTCTTGTAGATCCGGTTGATCTTAATGCACTCTTACTCAATACCAACCCTTAATCTTATGATGTTGTAATGCTTTACAAGGAGCATCATACCTATGTTTAATATAAGCCAATCCTTTATCAATCTGTTTAACAGGATTCTTTTCTTTAAGTCCTAGTATTTGTGGAATACCAAACGCACTTGATTTCGGGTTTTTTGCCTTGTAGTTCCACCGGCTCTCTTTCATCCAAAGTTCATCAAGACAATAAAATTCAGTAAATGAATGATTTAATTCAATAAAAGCATATTGTTTTAATGTATTTATAGACCAAGATTTAGCAACGGAATCATCTTGTAAAAGGCTTATGTTCAAGACTATGAACAGAGGTATCACCAAACCAAACCTTGCGATCTTTCTGCTTCGCAGATCGCCCTTTCGCTCTGAAAGCGAATTTGCGTTTAAGGGTAGCATACGCTTCCAAATCGTTCGGCATAACCGCAGGTCAGACGGCGTGGCGTTCATATAGACATCCATCCAATGTATTGTGCATCCGGATTATCAAGTAGCCATTGCTTACGCAATTGGTTCTGATAAGCCCAATTAATTTGATGCGTTATTTCGTCATGATCAGCGCACATGTATGGCACTCCTTATTTGCAAACATCCATGATCCGCATTTAATGCAGCGCATTACAGGTTCCTGAGTGTCAGTAGCCTCTGCTATATTCTTGGTTCCTACTGCGCAACATTTTAAGCATTGATACACTCTAAAGCCATCGGCCTCTGGGTATCCATCTAACCATTCAAATTCAGTATTGGCTGAGCAAAAATTGCATCTAAAATTAACCATCTTTACCAGCCCAACCAGTACCTTTGAAAATTGTTGGAACTGCAACATAAACCCTTCGTAAAGGTGTGTTGCATACTTGACATTGAGGGATTTTATGATCCATTGGTAATTCCAATATAATCAGCGTTCCCTCAATATCACAGGCATAGTCGTAATTAGGCATGATACGGAATCCTGTTTATTGCGTGGCAGGAATAGCATCGAAGCAGATCGCCCTCATGAAGTAATCTGTCATCGTTGCATAGATCGCAAGTAACTGTTGATGGCTCTACTTTAATTCCGTTATCCGTAAAGGTGGCAGTTAAGCCGGAGCCATCAATTATTTGTAATTCACCCATTTATTCACCTCCTTCAAAATACCATTTTCCATTGGCAGTAAGTTTCGCCCATTTGGGTTCACATGCTTTGGCTTTACAAACATATCCATAATATGGCTTACCTCCTTTAGAGATTCCCTCTTTCAAAATGTGGCCATGCTGGCATGCAGGTGGCTCATTTGGTATTGCTGCACCAATCTCAGCCACAACATCACCAACAGACCATGCAACAGGCTCAGGCTCTTTCTTATCCGCTGCAAAACTATCTCTCAAGATCGTTTCTATTTGAGCAGACTTAGATCCGGCCTTGCCATACATATTTTGCCGGCTTTCTAACTTTTCCTTAAATGATGGATTGGATTCAACCTTTCGCATATCATCTTTAGTCGCAGTCTTGTCAGATCCTTTAAGTAGGATTATTGCCCTACCAAGGCTGGAAGTTGCAGTATCCTCAACATAAAATTTTTTCATGTTAGAAATGTAAGTTTCTCTTGATCCAAAGGCTATATTGCTTACCGCTGGAGATGTATCTTTAGCATCTCGCCAAAGAGTTGCCTGAACCAAGATATAACCTTTCTCAGCATCATGGCTGATTACTGATATATCTGATCGACCCATTGGGTAGTTGCTGATAAACCATTTGTTTAATGTGGCAACATCCTCATAATCCTCTAAATTAAATGCCATTATTAATCCTCCCAATTTTCATCTTGGACTGCATCGAGGACTGTCTTATAGACAGAGCCATAGGCAATGAAGTCTTTGATACTGTCGTAATGATCTGGGGTTTCACTAAGCCTAGAAACCTTGACCAATGCCATACATAGCGCAGCCTGATGTGGTGTGATAGGGAAGTCGAGATATGCAGACCAAAGACCTGCAATTCGTTTGTGGTTATAGTAAGGATGTCCGTACACGCTTCCACGCTGTTGGATCGTAGTAATGACCTCATCTAGCAACTGCTCAGTTTTTGTCATAGTCAAAGACCTCATCTGACTGTTTCTTAATAGTTATCATTCGGCGGTGCATGTTCCAGCCATCGGCTCGACCTTTCCAGTAACCATTCTGAAATGCTGTATCTCGGATCTCTAAAATAATCCACCAAACGATGCCAGCACCCACCATTCCTAACATCCAGAGATAGCCAAAATCTCTTAGTTCGCCATATAGATTCATTTTGTTGCCCACTCCCTTATTTTTTTAGGCATCGCAACCGGATTTCGGTCATCGATTACTTCATAGGTTGCTCCTGACGGATGAATCGATGGTGCAGCAGCAACATAACCTTTCCATTTGATGTCAATACCATCATTTAACTTGCCCCTAAAGACATCAGATTTATTGGCTAAGTAGTAAAGATGCAAACCATCACCGGTTTGAACTGTGTATGTTGGCTCAAACTCAGGCAGCAATTCACCACCATTTCGATAGTCGATGTCAAATACAACCAAGCCTGATTGATAACAGGCTATGCCAATGTTGATATTGTCATCATAATCAAACCAAAAGTTAATTAGGTTTTGATCTGTTGTGGCTGATAAATAAGCCCTTTGAGCCAAGTCAAAGTGCGGATCTTTTTTGCGTGGCAATAATGGCAACACTGACCAGCCACGATCAGCATAATCTAATGCTGTTTGGCGATTTGCCTGAGATATAAGTTTCATGCGCTTACCTGATCCATTTTGTACCGAGTGCAAATGCTGCCAACATACTTACCAGCAGTATTTGTTCTTAAATCAAAGTAAATATTTCTCATTCTGCAAGCAACCGCTAGTGCCGGAACATCGGCTGCATAATGTGAATAAACTGATATTTCTCCTGAACCTGATCGTTGAGCCGTAATGTTTAAGTCAAGTTCAGCAATTAAATCTCTTATATCTTTAATGCTAACTGCATGTTTCATTTTATTGCTCCCTACCAGCAAATCCTTCGTTTGCTGATGGAATAAGTGTGGCACTTGTCAAGCATGCCCACAAATAAATTACCGGCGTGTTTTATAACGATTAGATAACGATCGGTAACCCTCAACCAAAGGTTTAGACCACGCCAAGATCCTCAAGTTCATCGATATGATCATCAATCGTGCGGTCGTTATAGTCTGTTTCACGCCCCATAATACCTTTTATTGTATCGGAATGATCCGTCATGGTTCACCGGCACTAACTCGACTGAATGACCACCTTTACCAAAAGAAATGACTACGAATCCCATATTCCAATCGGCTGAGGCGTATTTAAGATAGGAGGCTTTGTTTTTCATGTCCATAAGATGACCGGCCTCAATGCCCCAAATCGTTGAATAACGGCCGTTTAAGCCAGTTTGGTGCCTTGTAGCACCCTGCCTATGGGTATGGCCACAAACAACGCTGTTACCCCACTTTTTGGCAAGATTTAGGGCAGTTATACCTGCATGCTTAGACATAACCCCTTCATCGCCATGAGCCAAGAAAAAGCCACGCTCAAACTCATAGGCTCGCTTATGGAATCTGATGCCAAGATCTGAGTACGCCATAAACTTTTCAAAAACTAACTCAGGCAATCCTAGGAGGGATGGTGCGCCTTTCAGTAATGTGGTAAATAATCGATCGGTATGGTTTGATCTGATGATGTCGGTTGTGCCTAGGTCAAAAAGAATGTCTTGGGCAATTGTTCGCTCTTGATCTAATGTTTCTGTAAATTCAGTTTTAGTTCCCTTTACCCAACGGCTTTGGGAAGTCATATCAAGTTCATCACCAACATTTAGTACAAAATCAAACTTTTCGTGCTTGCTCATTTTAATTAAATTAGATACTGCTTTTGGGTGATGTAGTGGAATTTGGAGGTCAGGCGTGATCAAGTACCTTCGGTTGGCTTTAATCGTCATCCTCATCGTCAGTTGGATCTATGGATGGGATTATCCCACCATCGCCCACAATCCAATCAGGGAAAGTCTTATGTTCGGTCATCAACCAAAAAGCGTGCTCAGGTGTGAATCCTGCTTTTCTGGCTGCTTTGTAACATTCGTGCAAAGCCATGTAATGCTGATCTATTTTGCTTAATGGCTCAGGAGTTTGGCGAACGACACGACGATTGATCTTTTTGCGTTTGATAGGTTTTCGAGTGTTCGCCATAACAAAAATTATCGCTTACTGATTAAGACAAACAGATCATCGACACGCTGTTCAAGTCTTGTAATTTGATCCTTGATACTGCTTCCAGAATTAGGTTTCAATTCTTGCAAGTAGGATTTAATAACCCAGCGCAGACCCAGCAATAAACTTGTAGATACGGCGGATACGCCAACGGCTATACCAACCCATTCGTTGGCTGTCATTTCGCATTGATTCCATAATCAGCCTCTTTGCCGGACTTTGGATCAAGTGCTTTAGCAATAGGTGCAACAATCGCTCCAAGCAAGGTTGCGTAGGCTGGATGAATGTCAGCCACAATAGCGAGTGCGACAGTAATTCCTGAAGCAGCAACGGCTCTTAAATATGACTTGATTGCAGCCTTGTGTTTGTTTGATAGTTTCATGCGTTGCCTCCTAGTAGTGGGATGTGAAAAAAATCTGAATTCTTATCTTGATCTTTTTTGAAACTTACATGTATGTGGTGATTGTGTTTATTGATGCCTTTGTATTTACGCCACCGCCAACCAAGTATCGGTGATGCAATTTTTTCTTGATGGATTACATAACTGATGCGACCATTGGTTTTCCCGTATGATCGAATTTGATCTGCCAGATATGTTGAAATCCCTTTGTTGTCAGAAAGCCGAGCGTCAATATCAATTGCTCGCACGCATCCTGTTGCATCCGGTGTGTGATCGCTTTTTCTGAGGCTATGTCTAGCATCACCAATCCACCCATCAGATTTACGCAAACGCTCTGGGAAGGAATCATCGATTTGCTCACGCAACTGGACTGCTGCTTTAGATAGCCAAGGTTTCAATATGCACACTTCCTCAAAATTATGCTAAAGACCTAAAGCCTGTAAATCCTCAACAGTTAAACCAAGGGCTGCAAGTTTTGCCTGTGCTGTTGCTTTGGCTTCTGCCTTTGTTTCGGCTTCGGCTCGTTGAGCAGCAAACTCTGCTTGGTCTGCTTCATATCTAGCAAATTCAACATCGTTCATTTCTCTGGTTTCAATTTCCCCAGTTTCAACATTGTGAATCGTTATCATTGGTCTAGTCATTAGTTGATACCCCATAACTCATAAGTTCCGCCATTCCAAGCACTACCGCTTAATTTAAAAACTATTTCAGAAATTGCACTTGTAGTTCTTGGATAACCAAAACTATTAACCTGATTAATTTTATCTCCACCAGATGCGGCTAGCATTCTGCATTGTGAAAAAATGGCTTTGTATCCTGATGTTTCAGCATAATTCTTAAACTCAATAACAATAATGTTTCCATTATCACCAGTTTTAATTGTGTTGTAATTTACTTTTAGATTAGCACTACCAGTGCTCTCCTCTGTTGATGCTGTTCCAGTTCCCTGTCCAACAACTCTGACTGAATCAATTATGGTTGAGGAATTAACATTTATGAAAACATCTTCATTACCAGTCGCTTGAAAGTTTTTGCAAATGAATCTTAAATCTTTGTAAGAACCTGAAATTGTGCTTAAAGTTAATGTTGCACTTGCTGGCAAACTTCCCGATGCTAATGATGTAAATGAACCACCAGCAGGGGCAGCCCATTCAATTCCATTTGTTGCGCCAGAATTAACAGTTAAGACATGTCCATTGGTTCCACCAACTGCAAGTCTTGCAGCAGTATCAGCAGCAGATGCAACAATTAAATCACCTTTGGCATCAAAAATTGTTGCAGGAATTCCTGATGCATCAGCAACCCATTTGAAATCCATGTTTGTATCTGAATTTTTTGCTAAAACTTGATTAGTTGTTCCACCTTTTAAATCGACCAAAGAGGTATCAATTGCTCCAGCAAGTGTACGAATGGCTGCTGCGCCATCCTTAACTAAATCTGTATCGTCTGGGGTTTCCCATCCGAAGTTGGTTGTGTTTGCCATTTTTCTCCTATTATCAGGCTACGATTGTAGCGTATTCCCATGTTAAAGTGTTGCCAACTGTGTTCCATGCCTCGGTAACCGGAACAGTATTCCAGCGCATTGCCACCTGACTGAAATTGATTGGCGACAAATTGATTGTTAAAAACAATTCATTGAATCGAGTGCTCCATCGCCATCCCTCAACATAGCCTTCAAATGCGCCATTATTGATCTGAAACGGCAAATCTGTAACATGAATTGGCTGACCCATAAAGACACCAAGCAAGGCATCTCGGTCAGCATTATCAATCTCTGAATTGGTTATTGGAAAGGTGATGCTATCAAAGGTTGCATAAGGATAGGCTCTTAAACTTATGTATCTATCTGCAATCTCTTGAGCATCAGTTCCGTCATGAATTGCTGAATTGATAGTTTCGCCTTTGTAACCATAAAGGGCAATCGAAGTAGTGTCTGTGGCGGTTGCCTCATTATTAAAGTTATTTCCATAATTGATATAAATATCATTACGAATATCTGCTGATTTTGTTAAAGTCCTTAAACCTGAACCCAATGCTGTGTTTGCTGAAAGTTCGGTGTAGCCATTTGCCAAAAGGTATGTTTGGCGATGATCGGCATCTGCATATCCAATGTTCCCTTGATTATCCTCATACATGTATCCAAGTGCTGAATCAGCAATTTGTGAAGCGATATTGTAAATAGTGTCAGGATTGGCCGACCTGCTTGACATTGTGTAAAGACCTGCATCAATTTCACCCAAACCGATGTTTTGAGCATTTGCCCAAGTTTCTGTTGCTGAGTAGCCTGACCAAGTTTCTGCTGCCGGTACTTCATTCCAAGTATTTAATAACGATGATGAAAGTAAAGTATAAATTTGATCTCCATCAATATCTTGCGATAAGTTATCTGTATAAATTTCTTTGGCGAGTTTGACCAAACTGCCCATTGCTAAAAGCGTGTAACTTATTACATTAGAAACCGATCCGGTATTTCTTACCTCAACAGTTACATCGGTTATGTTTCCACCAAATAAACTAACAAAAGTTCCAGCACTATTTTTTACCTGCAAAGTTAAACCATCATTGATTTCAAATGGTAAAGTTTGGCCAGAAAGTGCTACAACCTCAACTTGTAAATAAGATGGATTTGGTTGAGTATAAATATCATCTCGACCTGCTTGATGGGCAATATCAGCGATAGTGATGTTTTCGTAATCAACACCGGCAACCGATAACTTCCAATCAGGTGTCCAAACTGTCATTATCTAGCCCTAGTGATTCCTGAATTGTAAAGTTGTGGGGTTGATCTGGATGCGCTGTCATTTAATACCTTAGCAACTGCTCTGGCAGATCCTTCAGCATCTACTGATTGAACTGTAATGTTATTTACTGTGGTGCCAGCCCTTGCTGCTCCAGCAGCCAATTGAGCAGCAGTAGCAGTCGATGCAGCGTTTGCAGCATTACCTCCAGAAACCGCACTACTTACAACTCCGGTTGCGATGCCAGCAGCAGCCAAAGCAACGGCTCCAGCAGCAATAGATCCTCCACCGGTTGCAAAAGCAGTTGCCACGCTTGCAGCGGTTGCTGCTGTTCTTAAGGCGACCATCGCTGTAATCAATGTTTGAATTGCTGCTACAAATGCAATTATCTTATTGGCCACGAATACAGTTGCAATGATGCCACCAAGTATTAATAATTCATCTTTTATGCTTATGACAAACTCTATTGTTGATCTTAATTGTTGCCCAAAGGCATAAGCACCTTTTGTGGCATCGGTGATTCCTGCGGTTACGCTGCTATCGCCTGTTAATCCAGCAGCCAATGCTTGGACATTAGGCACAACTGTTGCCAGTAAGTAGTCAGCAAATTCTTTCATGATTGGAAGTAAAGCGTTTCCAATTTGTTCTTTTGTTTCAGAAAATGCAATTTCTAATTGCCTCATCTTAAATTCAGCGTTTGTGGATTCATTTTCAATAAATCCACCAAATGTTTTTTGTAAATCACTAACAATTGTGTCGAAGTCTTTGACAACTGATTTCGTGCTTGTTGTGCTTTGTCCAATTTTATCTTTAGCCTGTGATAATGCTAAAGAGGCTTTTACTGTTTGATCGGCAGTTGCACCATATTTTTTTAATGCCAAATCATAATTTAGTTGCGCCTTTTCCGCAGCATCTACGGCAGCCGAATTGTCTTTTGTTACTGTTATGTTTTGTTTTGTCTGTATGCCTAGTTTGCCTAAAGCAGTTACATTTCCATCATATGCCCTACCTAAAGCATTGGCGATGGCTTCTAAAGGCTTACCAGTAGAAAGGCTTATATTTTGAGCAAGATCTAATAGTTTTTGAGCCTCAGTAACATCTTTAGTTGATCTAACTAAACGGCTTAGGGCTGGTCTTAAAACATCATCTGTGGTTGCGGTCGCAATTGATTGTTTAGTGATGTATTTGTCAATTGATGCAATTTGTTCCTCAGTCGCTTTTGTATTTGAACGAATTGTCTGCTCTAATAATTTACGACTTTTTTCATCCTCTGCTGCTGCCTTAACGGCTGAAACGGCAAATGCTGTTGCTGCTGCTCCAACTGCTGCAAAGGCTAATGCCGCCTTTTTGCCAAACTCAGCAATTTGAGTTGCAGAATTATCTACTACCTTGTTGGCATCATCTAAGCCTTTTTTAAGACCATCAATATCGGCTGCAAGTGCAAGGGTTAAAGTTCTGCTATTACCTGCCATCAGCAAACTCTTTTCTTATGTCCAAAATGATTTGTTCAAATTCTTTAATTATTGTTGGTTGCAAATATCTAATAGTTGGATAAATGAAATATCCTCTTGACCCTGAACCTTTAGGCATTGGCCCACTCCATCTTGGGAATTGAGGATAATTCTTTGAACCAAATTCATGTGCTGCACCAATACCAAGGCGATTGCCTTTTGTATCATTTCGAGTATTAAATTGAGTTGTTGCTCCACCGGAAAATCTTTGTGAAGCAAAACCAAAAGATATTTCACCAAGCAATGATGACTTTTTAACTTTACCGCCTTGGGCAATCCGATCAGCAACCTTGCCCCTAGATGCAGCAATTCTGCGAATTTCAGATAATTCTTTTTCAGCCAATTCGCCAACTCGGCGTTTAGTTTCTTGGACTGCAATGTCGCTCATGCTTCTAATTACTTTAGCGAATGACATTAATTCTCTCTTGTCATAGACTATTAGAGGTTCGGTGCTAGTTGCCATTCCGTTTCTCCAATATCTCGATCGCTGTTAAAATATCCTCTGCTTCAACCCATTCGCTCATTGGTATTTGTGTGGCTATTGCCAACTCAACCAATAATCTACTTAGGCTTCCTGCTGGGTGGCTTTTGGGTTTGCATCACCGACAATTACATCGGCAACAGTTTCCATCCAAATATCCATTGGCTTGATGGGTTTGGTTGCACCAAGTTCTCGCTTATGTGCATGATAAGCAAGAAACATAAGATCCCAAACGCCCAACTTCTCGGATGCTTGACCAATGGTGTGTCCTGTCTGCTTTTCCCATTTTGCCCACTCAGGCGGTTGGGCTACATAAGTGGCTTGCTCGCCTGAGTTGTATTCAATTGTTATATTTAGTTTCATTTTGCTCCCGATTTCTTATTAACTAAATGATTCTGCTGGTGTTCCAATAACTTGGAAACTCAAATCAAGAGTTTGTGCATCTGGTGCTGTTCCTCCGGCTGAAGGGAAGTTAGGCAGAATTTGGAAAGTAAATGCTGCACCTGTTGCTGCTGTGAATACTGTTGAGATACCTGTGTTTGGTGCGCTCTCAGCAACTCCCCAAAGGATCTCACAAAGTGATCCGGTAGCACCCCAATCAGCAAGCATACTAATGTTGAATGTCCAATTGTCATCGATAACCTTGAATGATGCTCCATCCAAAGTTTCGTAGCGAACACGATTTCTCTCGCACTCTAAAGTTGCGGTTGTAACTTGAGCATCGAAATTATTACCGCCAATGGTGAAGGTAATATCTCGACCGGTAATAACTGTCGTAGGCATCTTGCTCCTTAGTTTGTCTGTGTGTAGTAGGTTGATACATTTATATCAGAGATCAACATTGTTGATGCTCCAATTTGTTGAACTGTTGGCTGCTCAACTGCTCCGACAACATACCCCGATGGGATAACTGCCAGAATACTCATTACTAATTGCTCCATATTGTCCAACGATGCTGGGTTGCTATTGTAAGCAACTATGGCTGTGATTGTCATATTGACTTTACATCTAACAGATGACTTGCCAATTGTTTCGATTTCAAGATACGGAGATGAAGGCACGAAAACGACTGCTGGTGGATAAACCGATTCTGGAACATAACTATAAACGCTACCAGTAACGCTGCTTAAAGCGGTTGCTAATGGCGTGCGAACTGATGAAAGAATTGTTGATGCTGGCATTTATTGAGCCATGCTTTCAACATCTATGTAAGCACCTAATAATCCTACGCACCGATTGAAAAGCGATCGGCCAAGACGGAATGGCGTTGCGCTAAAATCTACACCCTCTATTTGTCCTCCGGCTGCAATTCTTGATTGAAAGACTTCGACTGAAACGGCAAAGACTGCTGATCGAACAGGCTGGACTCCAACATAAGTTGATGCGCCAGAAAGGGTAGCAGTTCCGGATGGGATGACATTAACTTCGAGTAAATCGGCATTAGTGATCGATGCTGAAAAGGTATATTGTCCAAGATTGTCTGCCAGCACAACTCTTGTTCCGTTGTATGGACTTCCGCATGCTGCAATGACAACTGATTGTCCTTCGGTAAATTCATGAATTCCTAGTGTAGTAAAAGTGGCGACATTATCTGTCAGCGACACTTTTTGAATTGGGCTTTTATAGGTGACTAACATTGGAAGGATTACGCCTTCGGCTGTATCAATTATTCCATCAAGATAAGTATCGTTATACAAGGATGATGACACACCAAGAATAGATCTCAACTCGGTGGCTGTAATTATGCTTGGCATGTCATCTCCTTACTCCCTTAATGGATGCCTAGGATCGGGAGCAACCCTAGGCACTCAGTTAAATTACGCTATGTCTAGTTTTCGGAAGGCTGTTGGGTAGCGATTAACTACTGCAACATAACCATACAAACCAATTTCAACACGGCCGTTCGCAACAATATTGGCACGAATCTCAAAAGTTCCAGATTCATGGAATCGCATTGCTTGTGAAGGATAAACCAAAGCAACCTTTGCGTTGCCTGTGTTACCTGTGTAGTTAGGATCTACAACTAGATCAAGTCCTGCAACTGTTCCATTTGTTGAACCTTGAGTTACTAGACCGGCAGCATTTTGTGGTGCTGCTGCTGCAAATAGTGGTCGCTGTGATCCATCAACTGCGCCAAGAATGTTAGCAAAATCGATATTCACATAACCACCTGAAGGTGCAACTAACAATTTGCTAGGTGTCATTCTCATTACATTGTAAGAATCAGCAATTCCATCTGCAATAGACTTGTAAAGTGTTGCGCCTGTTGAGGAATCTGCGCCGTCTGCTGCAATTTTTGCTGCATAAGCATCAGTCTTTTGTGCGTATGAAGCAGCCAACTCACGGATAAGCAAATCTAGGAAACTTGGATCCGATCTATCAAGAACTTCTTGATTGATAACATTTGCGCCGGCGAACTTGACAATATTATCCTCTTGGAAAGTTACTGCTGTGTCTTGTGAAGCATATTCAGCACCTTCAGCAGTTAATCCCATAATCGCCTGAGCACCTAATACAGGAGTGAAAATTTTAAGCCCAGAAGCAGGAAGCGGTGCACGCTCGATGCTATCAATGAACGGACGAGATGAATCGATAACTCCGATAACATCACGCAAATAGTTTGGCGGAACCATACCTGTGTTTTCTGAAACTGTTCCAATTGCCAATGCTGCTAATAGATCACGAGCATCGGTGTCGCCTTGAATTGCACGAATTTGTGCTGACGCATATTGCCCTGCTGTAACATTTGTATCAACTCTTGGCTTTGTGTATGCCATGTAGTTTGCTGTTACAACTGGAGCCTGTGTCGCTTCTACCGCTTCGGTTGCGATAGGAGCCTCAGAAGTAATTTCTGACACTTTGTTCTCCTTTGTTGTTGTTTCCTCAGCGGTTGCTTCGGAATTCTCTGTGGTTTCACTTGCTGCAACTTCAGCGACCCTTGCGCTGTCGATTGCTGGATCTGTTACGAGTGAAACTTCTTGAAGTGTGCTTGATTTGATTCTTAGCACGCCTTCCTCATTTTTCCATTCATTAATTTTTACGCCGACACTAAAACCATCTCTTAAGCCTGTGGCTGCTTCCTCAAGCGCATCATCTGCACGAAAAGTCTTAGCCAAACGAAAAGTTGCTTCCAAGCCTGTATCTGTGGCAGTAATGTCAATTAACTTGCCTAAAGGCTTAGTTGTTTGGTGCTCAAGTAATAATTTGACAGGCTTTGAAAAATCAATGCTGTCTTTCTCAAATACAGTTAATCCTGCGCTTGTTGAACCTTGCTCATCCCAAGTTACAATCTTGCCTGAGATAGTTCGCTTGTTTGTATCGGCAGCGGTTATTTCTATTGGGAAACTAATTTTCATCGAATTAGATCCTCCTCCTCTTGGATTTGCTCAACGCTCATTGCGCCAATGCGGTTTAG